TTATTTATTTAGCTTTATTGTTAGTTCTATTTTATCTGCAAAATTATCATATATTCTTTTAATTCCTAAATATGTTGGATAATAGAGGATTGTTACTAATCCAATCATTATAATTATTTCTTTGTAGTTCTTTCAGAGGTGCTTTATTAAGCTTTTAATTTTATTCATTTGTCGTTTTCCTTTTTAAATATTTGTGCTTTTTCAGTTGATATTTCTATCATTGTTTTATTCCTTCTTCCATTATCTTCAGCAGAGGTAACTGGTGCGTTTATAATGCTGATCTGGTTTTTATCTATTCTGGATAAGTTGTAGATATATAAGTAATCATCACCAAAAAAGTTTGCATATATACCTGAATCAATCAAATTATTATCTATTAATTCAGTCATTCTATTGTATTTATCCAGTTCCATAAAATGAGTAGGATAATCTTTGAACTTTATATCTCTTACTTTTATTTCTGCTGCAAATGTATAGCTTTCATAGATAAAGTTACAATCTATGGTGCTATAAGTATCTTCTGTAAATTCATAGTCTGTAACTCCAATAGCTTCTAATCAACTTTTGAAATTATTTCTACCTATGTTTTCTGCTTCTGTAAATTTATTCATTATTTTATTATTCAAATGAAATAGAACATTCTTTTTCATCTACATCTGTATGTATTTTATCTATTACTTCATCATTTAATCTGTGTAAATCTCGATCTTTAATTTTTATTGTTATTACTTCTCCAATTAGTTCTAAGCATTCTTTTAATTTGTCCGTTGTCATATTATTTGAAAATTATTTTGGGTGTTATTATTATATATCCTTTATATACTTTATTATCTATTCTTTTTGAAGTTTCTTTTACCTCATAAAATGTTTTAATATCTGTTGCTTTGGCTGCCTTATTTAACTTCAATACTTTGTATATATCAGTAAGTTTATTTTTAAGATCAGAAGATTTATAAAATTCTCCTTTTGTTAGTTTTAAAAGTTTCATTACTTTCATTTCATCCGTAGTATTTAATCTTGAAACTAAATATTTATTTATATTACCTTTATGATAGTCCAGTTCTTCTAATTTATCTATTCCTAATATATCTACTGCCTCTATTACTTCTTTCGGGAAATCAGGAACATAACTAAAGGTCATATCTGAAAGATTAGCATATAATAAACATTTTTCTTTGAAGGATAAACTATTAAACTTTTCTTCTTCAAACTTTATATATTCTTCAGCCCAAGGTTTTTCAATAATAACAGAATAAAATTTATCTGATTGATTTAGTTTTCTATTTAAGTTAGTTTTAAATGAATAGGTTTTAGACGTTTCAAAATTAGCTTTATCTACATTGAGCAATACTTCTTCAAATATAAGTTTATCATCTTCAATAATTAAATATCTATCATTAATTTTCCAATCTGATAACACTTCTATAGTATCTTTACTCTTTACTTCTTCAATTATATTTCTTCCTTTTTGTATGTTTTCATCTACCTTTTTATTAAATTCTTCCTCTGTAATATCAATATATCTACTCGATGAATAAATAAGATTAATTGTTCCATCTTCTATATCTCTGATTCGACCTGCTATTTGTGGTAAAGTAGTAGATATATCTACAAGTGAATGTGCTTTATTTCCATTACAGATAACAAATATTTGTCCGTTCCTATCAAATATATCACAACCTTCAAAACAAGTAGAAGTATAAAAATTTATAGGTTTTACAGGATCTTTTGTACTCTCTATATCATATCCAGATAATTTATATTCATTTTTTTCTTGTTTGGAACAAATGATTCTCACATCTGATTTATCAATATTCAAGGTCTTAATAACTGATTTAATCATATCAACTGAATTTATAAAGAAATGAAGGTTCTTAGAATCTTTACTATTAATAATAGCTATTACTTCGTCAATTACATTTCTTGATTTAAAATGTTTTACTATTGTTGGTTCAATATCATATTCAAGAACGAGTTCTTCAAGTCCTTTTAATTCTTTAAACCAATAATCTTTTTTAATTGGAGTTGCAGTCATAAAGCATTTATTACTAAATAGTGTAGATTGTTCAAGTAAGTACTTCATTACCTTTAATCTAAGTCCATACTGATTAAATATTACTTGCCACTCATCAACTAATAAGAAATCATCATAAGGATTAATTTCAACTGCTTTATAAGCTTCTAATATTTTTGAAAGTCCGTCATAAGTAGAAACTATTTTTCTTACTGGTGTGGTCTTTAAATACTTCTTTATAGCTGCAATAGTAACTCCTTCTTTTACTGTAAATACATCTTCGTTATATCCTTCTTTGTTGTTTACAACCTCAACAAACGGCATAACTATTATAATATTCTCTTTACTATCTAAAGCTAATGATGTCCCACCTATACCAGTTACACCTTTATTAAATACTGTATTGTATAATATTGATAAATTATTATCTTTAAATTCATCTAAATCACTTAGATATATCTTTTCATTTTTAAGTGCTTTTTGTTCTATTAATTCATTCGGAACGGTTAAAATTTTCATATTAAGTTATTATATTAATGTTTATATTGGTTATTTGTATGTCACTTTTTTTGAACATATTTTTTCTTAGTACCCTGTGAAAATTTGGTTACATTCTTTTTCAAAAAATAACCTATCTATGTAGGTTTTATGTATAGTATTTTATAGTTTTATCTGTAATTGTTTTAATTAGTATAGTAGAAGATGATATTTTATTTTTGTAGTCAAACTCCCTATTTTTACCTGTGGTTATAATGATGTTTTCGGGGATTGTGCTTTTCTAAAAAAGAAGATAAGATCAACCAGAGTTGATTTAGCTGATCTTATCTTAACAAACATACTAATTTTGTGGTTATCTGTCGGTAGAAATCTACTTTTAATAATAAGTGTTTGTAGCGTTTTGTTATATTACTTAGACTATTGATAATCAATAAGGTTTAATCGGTTATGAAAATTTGTTAAAAATAATTTTCTGATATACCGGAGTATTGATTTTCTTGTCTAAAAAGCTATTATTATGTAGCTATTGCACGGATGCAAGGTTTTAAGCCCTGATAACTGTAGGTTGGAATTACAGCTTCTGATTTTGAAGATCAGTCCTATTATCAAATAGGTAAACATCCGCAAATGGTTTAAAGATCGTTTAATACATCTTCTAACTGATCTATTTTTCCGTGATAATATCTTAAATCATATTCAGGATCACAATATATTTCAAATTCACCATCAGATATTCTTAGAGTGAATGTATCTCTTTCAAATATAAGACCGTTATATATATCTTTAAATCCGTATTTTAGTATTATTGATTGTGTATTTTCTGGTGACATTTCTTGCAAAGTGATTGTAGGTTATTAAAATCATAGGCTATCTCTAATCTTCTTAGATTATCTGTAATATCAACAAAAGAGATGATGTGGTGAATATCGCAGGCTGCTGTAATTATACCATTTTCAAAACACTTTTCACAAAGTGGATTCTGCATTAGTTTAGCTTTTCGGAGATCTCGTCATTTTTTAGTATCATAAATACTTCTTCTTATTTGTTCGTTAACTGTTGGAGTATTTTTCTTTTTAGTTGGTTTATTTATTGTTGGCATAAGTGTTATAGTAAATCGGTAAAATCAATTTGTTCATCTAATGGAATAAATTCTAATTCTTCTATTATAAATATATGAGTGTTAAGTTTATCGGATCATATTTTGTTTATTTCTAATATTTCTCTTAAGTGTAAATTTAAGTATTTACTTACTTCTAATAGATTACCAATGAATAGTAATTCTTCTGTATTATAGTCATATACTGTATATCTTTGATTAAAATTATATTCTTTTTTAGCTTTCTTTTTACTTATCTTTACCTTCGTATCATAAGAATGAATTGGACGTTTACCACATTCTTTTAAATTTAATGCTTTCTTGTGTTTATTCTCATTAGAGTATTTATTAAACCATTCTTTTTCTTTAATCTCTAATTCCGATTCAAGACAATATTCTAAAACTCTAAAATCAAAGTCATATCCGGCATTATATACATTCTGCATATAATCATTACGATGTATAAGGTTAATAAGTTCATACCAATGTCTTTCTTCTCTTTTATCTAATTGTTTGCTACATCCTATATAAAAATGGTATTTTGTCTCAAATACATAAATTCCTGAATTATTCATCTTCTTTTTCTCCATCCTGATTATCATATTTAATATTTTTCTCCTTCTTTCTCATTTCGCTATTTTCTTTACTATTTCTTCATTTGATTGTTTTAAAGGTTTTATCAAATAGCTTTAATATTGTTTCTTCGGTCGGATTAGAGAGATCAGAACAGACTTTTATAAGTGCATTATGAAATATATCTTCATCATTCTGATAGAATATATCTGTAGTTAGATTCTTTACATATTCAGCGTGTAATTTGTTATAATTCTTTTCTACAAAATCCGATATTACTGGATTGAGATATTCTACTTTTGCATTTCTATTTAAACAGGGTTTATTTCAATCTTCAGTTACTTTATCTGATATAACTTTATTTAATTCTATTCTTGTTATTTTTAATAACTCTGCTGCTTTATCTACTCCATAATCATAGATGTATTGTAAAGCTATTTCTTTAGTTAAATCTTTTTTCATAGGTCATATATTAATGTTCTTACTATTACACTTTTATCTTTTTTGTATTTCTTGGATAGGTCTTCTAACATTTGTCATTCATCTGCATTTAGTCTCATTCCTCACCTTTTGTCTCTTAGTTGTTCCATAGATTATAATTTTAAATAGTTATAGTTACCACACAATTCATTATTTAGTGTACGTACATTATCACTGGCTCTATCGTAGAGAGGATAATAATTGTAGAAATTCAATCAAATATATAGAAACACGTTTTAAATGATTTACTGGAAAATAATACAGTTATAATACTTTAGGTGTGTTTTTGATGATAAAAAATCATTGCTTAATTTGATAATACAAAGATAGTGAATCGCTGAAATTAAAAGTATAAACTATTGATAATCTTTATATAACACACCAGAGACACTATTAAACCAGATAATCAAAATATAAAAACACAAAATACAAATATTTAAAGGGAAATGGAATATACAATGAGTAAAGGTCTAACACACCGTACCAGAGACTTTATGAAAAGCGTTTTAGAACAAGTACAGGGATTGGAAGGTATAGATTCCGGTGCGCTAAGTATGTTAGAATATAACTATGACGTATTTATAAGACAATCTGATATTTTGAAAGATGAAGATATGGTTATCACTAATGTACAGGGTAACTTAAATCCAAACCCACGAATTAAAATTATCAAAGATGCTCAAATACAATGCTTATCTATACTTAAAGAATTTGGATTAACACTAAAATCCAGAACATCGGTAAAAGCAAAAACAAAAGATTCAGAAGATTCACCATTAGAGGAATTTATTAAAGGTAAAAAGGAAACAAGATAATGAGTATTATTAACAGTATAAACGGAAAAGATTATTATAATTATGCTGTTGATGTTATTAGTGGTAAAATAGTAGCTGGTAAATTAATAAAGTTAGCAGCACAAAGATTTTTAGATGATCTTAATGATGATAGATTTTATTTTGATTATCAAAAAGTAGATGAAGCTATTGAATTTATTCAGATATTCAAACATTATACCGGATCACATAATGGAAAACCATTTGTATTATTATCGTGACAAAGTTTTATTACTGCTAATTTAATTGGCTTTTATTGGACTAAAGATAATAGGAGAAGGTTTACCAATGCTTACATACAAGTAGCAAGAAAGAACGGAAAGAGTTTTTGGGCGGGTGCGCTTAGTTTGTATTTTTTAATAGCGGACGGAGAACCAGCAGCGGAAGTTTTATTATTGGCAAATTCGAGAGAACAGGCTAAAGAGGTTGATTTTAAAATATGTGATACTCTTACAAAACAAATTGATCCTAAATCTAAAAACCTTAAAGTATATAGAGATTCAATACTATTAAATCTAACTAATTCAAAGTTAAAGGTATTATCCAGTGAATCTAAAACCGGTGACGGATATAACTGCTCTTTTGGACTGATAGATGAGTTCCACGAAGCACCAGACAATAAAATGAAGGATCTTATAGCTTCATCACAAGGTATGAGGGATAACCCGTTATTGGTAGTTATAACAACATCCGGTTTTAATAAGTCTTATCCCTGTTACAAATTACGTGAAGTAGGTGTAGAAATTCTGAATAAACTAAAAGAAGATGATTCATTCTTTATTTCAATCTATGAATTAGATGAAAATGACGAATGGGATAATGAAAATAACTGGATTAAAGCAAATCCATCATTAGATATTACCGTATCGAGAAAATTCCTTAAAGAACAGATTCAAAAAGCAAAGAATAATCCGTCTGAAGAGGTAGGCGTAAAAACAAAGAACCTTAATATCTGGTGTGATTCTTCAGAAGTATGGATACCGGATTTTTACATAATAGAAGCTACTGAATCAATAAACATAGATGATTATAAAAATCATTCTTGTTATTTGGGTGTTGACTTAGGGGCAACTTCAGACCTTACAGCCTTATCTATCTTAATACCACAAGAGGATAAATTATTATTAAAGGTACATTATTATTTACCAGAATCGGCATTAGTAGAAAAATCACTTAAAGAGACATATAAACTCTGGAAAAGATTAGGCTGTTTAACCATAACACCGGGGAATGTAACGGATTATGACTATATAACTAATGATATTATGAGTATTAAAAAAACACTTAATATTCAAAAGATATTTTATGATCCATACAATTCTACACAGTGGGCAATAGATTGTACAGCTAAAGGACTACCATTAGAACCTTATGCACAAAATATAGCCAATTTCAATAGACCTACTAAAGAATTGGAAAGATTAATATTGTCAAAGAAGTGTACAATTGATAATAATGAAATAACCAGATTTTGCTTTAGCAATGTTACCATTAAATCCGATCATAACGGAAATCTTAAACCAGTAAAGTATTTAGATAGTAAAAAGATAGATGGTGTAATATCTATATTAATGGCTTTAGGTGGTTATTTAACAATACCAAAATATTCAAACACAATTTAAAATGAGTAAATGAAGAGATTTTTTCAGGTCTTATAAACCTGAAGAAGATAAACAAATACCTGAAGTACCGGAAACAAGGAACTATGATACCGCTACTGTATCATTAAATTATTTAGGCTCTAATAACAACGGGAATCAGGCACTAAAATTAAGTACAGTATATAGGTGTGTAGAAGTAATCAGTTCTTCAGTAGCACAATTACCTATAGAATTATATTCTGTAGATGAAGAAGGATTTAGAACTAAGAACAGGGATCATCAAGTTGCAATATTATTAGGAACAGAACCTAATGAGTATATGACAAGATATACCTTTTTTAAAGTGATAATTGCTTTAATATTATTAAAAGGTAATGCTTTTGTCAAGATAATAAGAGATAAGAACACACAATTACCTATTAAGTTAGAATTAATAGATAATGATGATGTTACAATAAAATCAGGAAAGTATTATATAGATGATAAACCAATTAATTCATATAATATATTACATTTCTTAAATTATTCTACTGATGGTGTAAATGGCATATCAGTACTTAAACACGCTGCTAATACTATTTCATTATCAGCTAATTCTGAAAAACACGCTTCAGGATTTTTTAAAAATGGTGCTAATCTATCTGGAATATTAAAAGTAGATACAGCCTTAACTGATAAACAGAAAAAGGATATAAAGAATAGCTGGCAAGATACATTTGACCCGATTACTGGTACACCTAATGGAATAGCGGTATTAGAGGGTAATATGGATTTTCAACCGATAACTATTAATCCAGCGGATGCACAATTATTAGAAACAAGGCAATTCAATGTAGTTGATATTTGTAGATTCTTTGGAGTATCGCCTATTAAAGTATTTGATCTTACTAAAGCTAATTATTCAACTGTTGAAGCTACACAATTAGCTTTCTTAACTGATACCTTATCACCACTATTAGAGAACTTAGAACTGGAATTAGAGCGTAAATTATTGTTGCCATCTGAAAGAATGAAGTATGATATTCAATTTAATGAAACAAGTTTATTGAGAGTTGATAAAAACAGTTTAGCTGAATATTACAATAAACTATTTAATGTTGGAGCAATAACAATCAATGAGATCAGAAAAGAATTAAATCTACCAAAACTGGAAAACGGAGATAACAACTTTATTCAAGTAAATACAAGTACGGTAGATAATATTATTAATCTAAAAACAAATGAATAAAGAAAAGAGAAGTATAACATCTGATATTAGTGTATCAACTGATAGTAGATTAGTTGAAGGTTATGCGATTTTGTGAAATACCTATTCTAAAGATTTAGGGGGTTTTATAGAAACTATAGAACCTCATTCATTAACAGGTGTAATAGAAAGATCAGATGTTTTTTGCTACTTAGATCACAATGAAGATAGAGGTGTTTTAGGTAGAAGTAAATACGGTAAAGGATCTTTAGTTTTAGCTGTTGATGATATAGGATTAAGATACTTATTTGAAGCACCTAAAACTGCATTAGGAGATGAACTATTAGAATATCTAAGGAGAGAAGATATTACCGGAAGTTCATTTGCTTTTACAGTTCAGGATGATGAATGAAAACCATTAGATGATGGAATGTATTTAAGGACAATTAAACAGTTTAATCTATTGTTTGATGTTAGTCCTGTATTTAATCCTGCTTATGATGAGACTACTGTAGCTCAAAGATCATTAAAAGCAATTGAAGAATCTAAAGAATTAGCACTTAAAAAAGAGTTAGATAATTATTTTATTAACCTTAGAAATCAAATACAATAATGGAACAATCTTTATTACAGGTTATAGATCAGCGAAATCAAGTGCAGGAAAAACTTAATAATCTTATTAATTCTGCTGAAAAAGAACAAAGGAAATTAACCGAAAAAGAAGATACAGATTTTAAAACACTAACAGATGAATTGAGAAATCTAAATGACACAATTAATCAACTTAATAAAGAAACAAAACAAACAATTATGGAAAAATTTTCATTAATTAAAACTATTAACAACGTAGTTAATAAAAGAAATCAAGATGAGGCTGTAGAAGAAGTTATAAATCTTGGTAAGGAAGAATTAAGAAAAGCAGGACAACCAGTAAACGGGGATGTAGTTATTCCTATGGAATTAAGAGCAGATATTACTGCTGCTTCCGGTGCTGGAATTGAAAAAAATACTGTTGATCTTGTTACAGCATTAAAATCTAACTTGGTTCTGGTAAATGCCGGTGCTACTTATATGGGTGGTTTAGCCGGTAATGTTGGAATCCCCACTTATTCAGGAACTAATGTAGCTTGGGCTGGTGAAACTGCTTCTGCTGCTGATGGTGCTGGATCGTTAGCTGAAGTTATCCTTAAACCTAAAAGATTAACGGCTTATGTAGATGTATCTAAACAATTCCTTATTCAAGAATCGGCTGATGCTGAAGCTGTATTAAGAGATGATATTGCTAAAGCTATTGCCGTAAAATTGGAATCTACTATTCTTGGTTCTGTTGCCGGTTCTGACACACAACCCGCTGGTATGTTTGTAGGTGTGACACCTGAAACAGATCCTGCTGATGAAGAATTAGTAAATGGATTAGATGAAGCATTGGACGAAAAGAATGTACAAAACAAAAAATACATCTTGTCCCCTAAAGCAAAATCTGCTTTCAAAGGAATTGAAATGATTACCGGTAGAGCAGCATATCAAGATAATGAAGTAGATGGTTATCCTGCATTTGTAACAACTGCTGCTGTAAGTAAAGGTGTAATTGCTGGTGATTTTTCTGATCTTGTCATAGCACAATGAGGAGGGTTAGATATTACTGTCGATCCTTATACTGTTGCAAAAGACGGAAAAGTAAGATTAGTAGTTAACGCTTACTTTGATGCTGTAAAGAAAAGAAATTCGTTTGTAGCTAAAATATTGGCTTAATTATGTATCTATCAATTTCTGAAGTAAAACAACATCTTAACATAGATCAAGAATTTACTACAGATGATAATTATATAGAATCTTTAATTTTAGTTGCCAAAGAAGCAGTTGAACATTCAATCAATCAAAATATAGATGATTTAATAGTGGGTGGCAATCTTCCACCTGCTATTAAACATTCTATGCTGCTGCTTATCGGGAACTGGTATCTTAACAGAGAACCTGTAGCTTATTCTTCAGTTAGTAAAATACCATATACATTAGAACTATTAGTATCAATCCATAAAAATTATAATTAAATATGATAGCTGGAAAACTTAACGAGACAATAACTATAGTACGGTCTACTGTTACAAAATCCGATTCAGGAGCAACTACTACTATTTGAAGAGACTATATAACCACAAGATCATCTGTATATCAAAGCACAGGATCACGGACTGTAGAAAATAATGAGATAGTAAATAACTATACGGTTGAATTTGGAATCAGGTTTTACCATAATGTAAACGAATTTGACAGGATCAGATGGAATGATAAACTATATAGGATTGAATCGATAGTTCCAGATAGACAAAAGAATCACAAAACTATTATAGCAAGTTTAATCAATGAATAACATAACCGTAGACGATAAGCAGGTACTTGGTTTGTTTGCCGATTTAACCAGCAAGGAACAGAAGAATGTCTATAGGCAAGCATTAAGAAAAGGTTCTGCTATTCTTATCAATCAGACTAAATCAAATCTAAGGTCTATTATCAAAGGTTCTATTACTAAAAGATCTTCTAAAACGGGAAAATCTTTAGCATCTGGAATAAAAGCATCAATAGATAGGGATGCTACACAATCTACAGTTCATATTATGGGTGATTTTAGGTTGAAATTCTTTGAAAAGGGTACTAAGATAAGAAAGACAAGAAAAGGTTATAATAGGGGCGAGATCAAAGGTCGGTATTTCTTTAGGGATGCACAATATCAGACCGAAAGTCAAATATTTACTGAAATGGATAATATTATTTTAGAATCCATTGTAAGAGTAAGATTAAAACACAAATAATATGATACAAATAGGAAAGACCATATATAATTTATTGTCATCTGATACAGATGTTACTGATGTAGTTGATGATAAGATTTATCCACTGGTAGCTGATATTAATACTACATTTCCTTTTATAGTTTATAGAAAGAATAGCTATAATCCCGATTATACAAAAGATGGTATATCAAGAAAATGAGCAACTGTAGAAATAGTAATAGCTTCGGATAAATATGATGAAAGTGCTGAATTAGCAGAGAAAGCATTCAAAGCTATTTCCAAGAACAGGAATTTCAGGTTAGAAAGTAATACTGAAGATTTTATAGAAGATACATTTATTCAAAATTTAATATTTAACGTACAAAACTAATATGGCAAATAACATAGTAAAAGGAACTGATCTGATGGTGTTTCAAGATGGTAAATCATTAGCCTATGCAACCAGTTGTAGTTTAACTTTAGGGTCTACTACAAGTTCAATCAGTTCAAAAGATCACGGCAAGTGAGAAGCAACAAAACCAGTTAAATTTAATTGGGAGATGAGTTCTGATAACCTTTATACAGAAGAAGATTTTACAGTATTATTCACAGCTTGGAAAGCTGGGACAGCAGTAGATGTAGTATTTGATATTGCAAAAGAAGCACCTGTAGAAAATCCTGATGGTACAGTAGTTCCTTCTGCCGGATGGACTCCAAAAGGTGGAGCAAACGGTAAAGGTTTAAAAGGGAAAGCATATATTACTAATATTAGTGTTAATGCACCGGACGGTGATAATGCTACTTATTCTGTAACGTTCGCTGGATCTGGAGAACTTTCAAAATATACACAAGCATAATATAGAAAGGGATTAAGTTCCCTTTCTTTTTAATTTGAATATTATGATTACAATCAACAATAAAGAATATACCCTGAAATACACGATAAAAGCATTATTCATTTATGAGAGAATAACAGATAAACCATTCAAGTTTGAAGGTCTATATTCTGAATATCTTCTTTTCTATTGTGTGTTACTGGCTAATAATGAATTTAACTTATCATTTGATGAGTTTATTGATGTATGTGATGATGATCCTGCATTATTTTCAACCTTCAGGGAATGATTGGTTAAAGAGTTGAACAAACAAACCTTATTTAAAAGTGAAGAATCTGAAGATACGGATGATTCAAAAAAAAAGAATTAACCATCACGGAACTATATAAGATCGCTGTTATAGAATTAGGTATCAGTCCAGATTATTTTCTGAATAAAATGGAGTTTTACGAAATCCCTGTTATAGTTGAAGGTATAAACCGGAAGTATAAAGAAAGCTGGGAACAAACCAGATTTATTAGCTATATAACAGCACAAGTTAATTCATCAAAACAACTAAAACCCACTGATATATTAAAGTTTGCTTGGGATGTAGATACTAAGGAAACTTATATCAGCAAAGATGATATTGAAAGATTAAAAAACAAAAGCAAGGAAATTGCAAAACAATTAAAATAATATGGCTAAGAAAGGGGATTTACAAGTCACTATAAAAGCTGATAGTAAGGAATTTGACAAGACTATCAGTAATTCAACAAATCAAATTAGAAAGTTCACTAAGGACACTGAACAGACAAACAAGTCCATTCAGGGTTTTCAAAATAATATATCTTCACTGGCTGCTGGTGCTTTATCTAAATTAGCTGGTGGTATTGGTGTAGCAGTAACATCTTATGAAACTTTAATGGGTGTTATTAAAAGTACAGAAACTACACAAGATGCTTTTGAAATGGCTATTGCTAAAACACAAGGTGCTTTAGATTTTTTCTTTACCTCTATTGCTACAGCAGATTTTTCTAACTTTTGAAATGGATTATCTGAATCCATAAGGTTAGCAGAAGAATTTAAATTAGCTTTAGATACATTAGATGATAGGAGGTTAGGATTTTCAATAAAAAATACTGAATTAAGAGAACAAATAGCTGGTGCGAGGGCAACCTTATCTGATCCTAATGCTACTAAAGAACAGAAAGATTCTGCAATGGATATTTTAAAACAATCACAAGCGGAATTAAAGAGACTTACAGAAATAATAGTAAAAGATGCTACCAATGCAAGAAATAAATTAGTATCTGATGCTGCAAATCAAAGAATATCACCAGAAGCAATTGAATTAATTCCAAATGCTTTTGCTGGTGCAAGTCCTGAATTTGATAGTTATGAAAGAGAACGACAAAGATTAGAGAAAGAATCAAAAGAAACTACTTCTTTCACACAAGGAACAAATTATGGATCTGTAACGACAACAGTTAAAACAGAGGGTGCACACCAAGCAGAAAAAGAATTAGAAGCTTTAAATAAATTATATCCTACTCTTAAAGAAGTATATGATTTTAAACTTAAATCATCTGATGAAGAAAAGAAAGCATACAAAGACTTAACACAGGAAGTATCTGGTTATAATTCTTCTTTAGATGAATTAAATAGAACAATTAATAGGGAAGAGAATAAATTTAATAAATCCTCTGGTTCTGGTGGATCTAATAAAATAAAACCTGAAATTGAAATACCGGAAGGATCTATTGCTTATATTGATAAACAAATATCTGATCTTAATAAAAAAATATCATTGTCTATTGATCCTGAAGAACAAAGGAAATTATATCAACAAATAGAAGAATTGAGAAATCAAAAAATATCTATTGAAGTTCAGTATAAACATTCAAAACCGGATGATATAGGTGTAAATACAGATTTTTCTGTTAAACCCTCAATCGATATAGAAGGTGATATTGCTGGAATGAGTGATTGATTCAAGGGTTATCAGTCCAATCTGAAGAAGATGGAAGAAGAAAGTATAACAAGTGCTGATAATATCGGACTTGCATTTTCTTCAATGGCAAACGTATTTGGGACTTTAGGTAGTGTTTCAGATGATACTACTTCCAGAATGTTAGGTGGCTTCCAAACTATTTTAGGAGGTATAGCTACACTTATTCCGGCTATTCAGTCACTTGTGGTAGCAGAACAGGCTGGTGCAATTGCAAGTGCTACTTCTTCCGGAGCGAAAATGCCATATCCGTTAAACTTGGTTGCTATTGCTTCAGGTATCGCTGCTGTAATAGCCGGTTTTGCTCAAATGAGTAAAATTCCGGCTTTCGCTGATGGTGGTTTAGTCTATGGAAATACAATTGCCCAGGTCGGTGAATATCCTGGTGCATCTAATAACCCTGAAGTAATTGCACCATTAAGCAAATTAAAAAAGATCTTATCTGATTCAAATGAAGGTTCATCTTCTGTAGATTTTAGAATATCAGGTAAAGATTTAGTTGGAGTTCTAAGTAATTATCAATCTATTAAAAAGAAAAAATAATGTACAGGGAAATATATAATCTTCCGTTCAAATCGATAAATGAAAATAGTTATAAGGTTGTTATAGAAAAAGATGGATTTACTGGTTCTTCTACTGAACTTATAGGTGCTGAAAGTCCTTTTACAATAGAAACATCACTGGATAATCCTTTATCTCCTTTTCGATTGTCTACAGCTACTCTTAGAATATTTGGTGGGGATTACCTACAGAATTTATTTACATCAAATCCACAAGGTGTAAGGGTAAAGTTATTAAAGAACAATCAAATAGAATGATTAGGTTTTATAACCAATGATACATATAGTCAGGACTACAGCAATATAGAATTTGTGTATGAAATAGAACTGGTAAATCCTATATCTACTCTAAAGTATAAGAAGTTTGTGAAAGCTGGTGAAACGATCACATTCATCAATCTTATAAAGGATGCAATCAGTAATACCAATTCTGAAATCAGTAAGATTTATTTACCTACTTCTATTACAAATGCAACGAATCAAAATATATATAACCTGATTGCCATATCATCATCTAATTTCATAGATGAACAAGGTAAAGAAATGACTTACTATGAGATATTGGAAGAAATAGCTAAATATTTAAGCCTTACTGTTACAGTAGACAAAGATTCTGTTTACTTCATTGATTACATTGGAATCAAGAACGGATTCAACCAATATTATTTGTATCAGGGTAGCACAACTACTACCGTTACTTTATCAGACAGTAAGACAATTCAAAATATAGGGTATAGTGGTGACAGTTCAAGATTATCTATCAATTCAGGAAAAAACAAGGCTAAAGTAACTTGTTCATTATTTGATATTGATGAATTACTACCTGAATTTGATGATGAAAAAGCTACTTATTATAAAGATGTAGATACTACTAATTTAAATGATAATAATTATTATTTAGTTAGGTATTATAATCAACCTAAATTTAAATTTTATTATGATTTAGATAGTAAAGAAGGAGACAGAATACAAAATAATAATGATAATTTAGGATCAGTTTTTGTTAAAACTACAAATTATAATATTAATAATAAACCCTCAAAATTATCTATGGTTAATGAGATTCAAATAAAAAACTATATTAAAAATTCATACGGTTCAATTACAAATTATTTGAATAATGATAATAAAGTTATAACATTTAATTCTAATAAAGGATATACTTTTAATAACAATGTATATTTTTCTTTTAATTGTAGTATTAAGGTTTGCAGAAAAATTATAGAATATGATAATACTATTATCAATTTTGTATTAGGTGATTTTTTTATACCAATTAAATTAAAAATAGGAAATTATTATTATAATGGAACTGAATGGACTACTAGTGAAAGTAAATTTAACATACCCATATCAGTAAATGGAACTCACGATTTAAGTAAATATATTACTATTGAAAATGAAAATTCATTTGAATTAGGATTAAGTAATTTAGAGGGTTTTGTATTTAAAGCCCCTGACTTTCCAATTTCTGGTACTATTGAGTTATCTATATATAATTTTTCAAAAGTAAGTTGATATGGATATTTTAGTAATCAATATAATTATATTAAAGATATATCATTTAATTATGCTATTCCTAATCAAAATGAAATATATGGTGATTGAGTAGATGAAAAAAATGATATAACTTATGAAAATGTTATTGAAGGTGATTATGTTGAAGAAGCTGATGAAGTAGAATTAAAAATATGTACATTTCCAGATGATTATTATAAGCTATGTAATTCAACTACTTTTATAGGTAATAATCTATTATCAACATTAAAATATAAACCTTTAGATATACAACTAAAACCAGAAGAAATAATATTACATAGAACAGTAGATTATTATTCTAATCCAAAATATCAGGTATCAATTCCGGTTAATAACGTTGATTTAAAACCTTACACTTTAATCACAGATAATAATTTAAGTGATAAAACATTTATTTATGCTGGTAATGATATAGATTATGAATATGAAAAAAATAATATAACATTAATAGAAATATAATATGCAAATAATAAGTAGAATAATACCAGCAAAACCTAGAAATAAAGAACTTTATTTTGAACGTGGATATGGTAGTTCAAGTAGTGGAACTACTATAACAGGTGGTTCAGGTGGTGTTTCACATTGGGAACTAATAACTACTGATGAAGAAGGAAATATATTAGATGATCCATATTTATTAGCTGGTTATCCTATAGCTTCATATTCTGATAAAGAAGATGGAAAGAATTTTGCTATAATTGGTGATGCTTTATTATCTTATGAAGATGGAGTATTATTATTAAAGAATAAAAATGATTTAACTCCTATATCATTTGCAGCTACTGGTGAAGTTAGTGCATTTGGTCTTGGATCAGGCGGTGGTTCTGGTGGTGGATTGATTGAGACTGTTTATAAATATTCTGATCTTAGTGGTACTTTCAATGATAATAATTTAACAGATACATTTAATGCTTATACTACTAAGCAATTATATAATAGAATAGTAGCTTTAGAAAATGCAGGAGGTACAGCAGTAACTTGGGGAACAACTTCAAATAATTATTCACCACTTACAGTTAACGGAGTATCAAAAACTGTAGCTCTAAGCGGTCATACACACGATTATATTCCTTTATCTCAAAAAGGATCAAATAATGGAGTTGCAGAATTAGGATCTGATGGAAAAGTATTATCTTCTCAATTACCATCTTATGTAGATGATGTATTAGAATATTTAAGTTTATCAGCATTTCCATCAAGCGGAGAAACAGGTAAAATATATATAGCTATAGATTCAAATAAAACCTATAGATGATCCGGTACAGCCTATGTTGAAATAAGTGCAAGTTTGGCACTTGGGGAAACTTCTTCTACTGCTTATAGAGGTGATCGAGGTAAAATAGCATACGATCATTCACAGAGTTCAGGAAATCCACACGGAACAACCTTTGCGCAATTAACAGGTACAGCTTCTGTAGCACAAATACCTAATTTACCTGCAAGTAAAATAACTTCTGGTATTTTTGATATTGCCCGTATTCCTACCGGAACTACTGGTACAACGGTAGCTTTAGGTAATGACAGCAGAATTAACAACGGTCAAACCGCTTACAGTTGGGGAAATCATTCTTTAGCGGGTTATATTACTATAAATGGTACTCAAACAATTACAGGAGCGAAAACATTCACCAACAATACCAATTTCTTTGGAAATATACAGAGAAGAATGTCACAAGATACCTCCAATGCAATCAGATTATTAAGAGTTACCAATGTAGCGGAAGAAAATGAAATTGCTTATATAGGATACCATAACACAGTACAGAGAATGTTTCTTTCACCTCAGACTAATACTGATTTTTGGGTTGATACAGTAGGAAAGTATCAGTTAGTTTTAACTCCGTCCGAAAGCGGTTTAACTTGGAACACAAGAACGGTTTATCATTCAGGCAATTTAACTTTATCAACATTAGGGGGTACACCATCAACAAGAACAATAACAGCAGGTAATGGCTTATCAGGTGGTGGAACATTGGCAGCAGATAGGACAATTACACTTGGTACACCATCTACATTATCGGCATCATCTACTAATGGTGTGACAGCAAGTTCACACACTCACTCAATTACAACAACATCTACAGGTGCTGCAAATACAATTGTACAAACAAATGCGAGTGGTGGAACTACATTTACAGGTACTGTTACAGCACCCACTTTTTCAGGTGCTTTATCGGGCAATTCAACAACAGCGACAACCCTACAAACAGCCAGAACTATCAACGGAACATCATTCAACGGCTCAGCAAATATAACTACCTCAAATTGGGGAACAGCCAGAACAATAACTATAGGAGGTACAGGAAAATCAGTTAATGGCTCTGCAAATGTAAGTTGGGCGACAAGTGAAATAGCTGCTCAAAGTGCTGTTCAATTAGCTACAGCCAGAACAATTTGGGGACAATCATTTAATGGGACAGGGAATGTAACAGGGGCGTTGTCTGGAGCAACCACTGGCAATTTTAGTTCTACTTTAACCGCTCAAACATTATTATTAAATAATACAACAAATAGGGCTATAAGTTTATCATTAGCTTCATCAAATTATATTGCAGCAACAGCCACAAATGGTTATTTGGGTTTTACTGTTAATGGAACAGAATCTAATTTATCAAATGCACCGATGGTTATTCATTCAAGTGGTAATGTTAGAGTAGGTTTATCCGGTGCAGGTGCAACAGTTCCTACACAAGCTTTGCACGTATTTGGTAATGTCTTAGCAACAGGTGAACTTACTGCTTTTACTACTTCTGATGCAAGATTAAAAGAAGATATTAAGCCAATCAAATCATCTTTGGAGTTAATAAACAAACTCAATCCTGTTTCTTATAAGTGGAATGATAAAGCATTTGAATTAAATTCAGGTAAAACTAAAGATACGGATTATGGATTAATTGCGCAGGAAGTTGAAGAAATATTACCTGAAGTAGTACATAATATGTACGATGGAGAATATAAAGGTATAGATTATATTAAACTTGTTCCATTTTTAATTGGAGCAATAAAAGAACTAAAAGAAAAAATTGATAATTATGAAAAAAATAATTCTGTGATTGGCTAAAATCTTTGATGTAGATTTAGTGATAGAAAAAGTTATAATCAAAGAAGTAATTAAAGAAATTCCAGTTGAAAAGCAAGTAGCTTTATCTGGTACTATTAAAGGAGATGTGACAGTAAAAGGTGATCTTACAGTAGAAGGTTCACTTATAGTAGATGGTGAAGTAAGTTGTTTTAAAATTAAATAATATGGCACTATCAAATAGTAATATAACTGTTTCTATGGTTAAATCTGCCATAGGTTCAGGTAGTAATGATGTGGGTACTCTTTGTACTCATCAAAATATAAACAAGTGGTCGAGGTGAAAGCCAATCAGACTTAATAAAGTAACAGGTATTACCGAATCGGAATTACAAAATGCTAATTGTGGATTATTGGTTTATAATGCAACTACTAATTATAAGTTATTAATTCCTTCATCTTTAATGTGGTTTTGAATAAAACCGAGAGGTGGTTCTTTTAATGAACCTTTTAGATTAGGAGATTTTAGAAACTATAATCACGATGGTACACCGCCTGTTACATCTATGCCGGCATCTACTATAACAGTTAATAAAGCTGTTAATGGGTTGTTAACTATGCAACCAGTTTATAGAACTAAAAATACTGCTCCAATAAATGATCCCAGTATTATCAGAATTGATGATTTAAATACATCTATTGGTAATTTATACTATACCGTAGTATTTGAATGGCTTAATCAGGCTTATATTAAAACAGCACCACAACGTGTTTCAGAATATGGTAATACTGTTACTTTTAATTTCAACAATGAATATCCGCTTAGTAATATGTCACCACAATCACTTGATTTTTATAGTGTTCTTTGTGATACAAGAATAACAGACTTAACATTGTTAGATAACATTACACCGGCAGTATTATTTAGCCCTTTACCAATAGGTGATAATGATAATAATGTAAGTAGAATAATATTAAGAGATGAATCTGGTTTAAGTTTTCGTCCTACAAAAGTATCTGCAAATGATGCTGTTTTTGCAGAATGAGGACCGTTTATTGATATACCTTATTATCCATCTATGGGAACACTTGTTGCAAATAAAGGTTTACAATTTAAAGTAAGAGTAGAAAATTATACAAATCAAAATATTACAATCCCCCTACAAGGTTGGGAAATGAATGCTAATCCCACATATTGGGGAGCAAATACTAATTACTTCTCATTTGGCTTAGTTAATCCTGATACTGGTGGTGTATATATACAAGCACCCGTAGTTCCTGCAAATAACGGAGTTATTGAAATAGGTTTTAGGGTTCAAAATATTTTAGATAGAAATGGAACTAATATACAGAATGTTAATGACAAACGAACTGAAACAGTTTCTATTAACTTTAGAAATGGTATGTACGAAGGAAATACATCTGTTAACGTTACAAGTATGATATAAACGAAATAATTATTATAATGGATTGGGGAAATATAATAACAACAATCATTACTACACTTATTATTAGTGGTGGATCGATCTTTGTCTTTTTTAAATTCTTAAAGCAAAGAACACAGAAAGAAAATTCTGATGTTGTAGATAAAGATGCTTCTGCTGCTAAAAATATGTTGGAGTTTGCAGATAAATTTCAGGACTTTGCAGAAAGACAAACTAATACCTATCAAAAGAAATTAATCGAGTTAGAAATAAAAGTTGATGAACATTCTAAGAAGATCAAACACCTAACACTTCTATTAGTAGGAGAACAACGAAAAAAACAATATGCTGAAAAGCATATCTGTTTAGTTGAAGATTGTAATTTACGACAACCAGATAAGGGGACTTATAAAACTGATGACGCAATAAATAAGGATGAAACAATATAGAATAAATACCGATATTATTGATTTAGAATGAGTAATATTTAGAAAGTACGAATTACCAGAGAACTTTGATGATCCTGATATTATAAGATCAAGTATAAAGTTAGAAGCAAGGCATAGACAAAATAAAAATATAGTAATTGAATTACCTTTTGTTTATAAAGACAATAATAGATTACAGATAAAAATATTAGCCGAAGACCTGAATGTATCTGGTGAATATGATCTATTCTTACAATATCAAATTAATGATGATATAGTTAGAACTTACACAAAAGATTATTGTAAGGCTTTTGAATTGGTTGATAAAAGCTGTAAAATAATTGTTCCTGAAGATAAAGTTGTATATGAGGGAATAATGGAGGAATTAAGAGGTTTATCTGCTTATGAAATTGCTGTAAAGAATGGTTTTCAAGGAACTGAACAGGAATGATTAGATAGCTTAAAAGGTGGTGCTTCTGGTAGTGGTGATGTATCTTCAGTAAATGGAAAAAAAGGAGATGTTATATTAAATGCTACTGATGTGGGTGCTTTACCTGTTAATACTCCTTTGTTTTCCGGTAATTATAATGATTTATCCGATAAGCCAGTTATTCCTACTAAGGTATCTGAACTGGATAATGATTTTGGATATATCGTAGTAGAAAGTGATCCCACTGTTCCAGATTGGGCAAAACAATTAACAAAGCCTACTTATTCAAAGGCTGAAATAGGATTGGGGAATGTAGATAATATACAACAAGCATCTAAATCTGAATTTGATTCACATTCAAATAATAATTCTATTCACGTAACAGATTCAGATAAGAATAACTGGAATAATAAAGCTAATGTTGGTGATATTCCTTCTTCCATAAGTCAATTAGATAATGATGAAGAATTTATAAAGAACACTGTTGGTAATCTTACTAATTATTATTTAAAGTCTGAAACATATACAAGGCAAGAAGTTCAGGATTTAGTAAGTTCAGTTCAATCTGTTCAAATTCAATCCGTAGAAGTATTACCAGCAATAGGTGAATCGAATATAATTTATTTAGTACCTAAAGCGGGAGGAACAGCCAATAATGTTAAAGATGAATATATCTGAATAGATAATAATTGGGAACACATAGGTACTACAGAAATTAATTTAACCTGGGATATTGTTACAGGAAAACCCAGTTGGATTACTGAAAATAAACCATCATATAGTTATAGTGAAATAACTGGTACAAAACCACCCACCAATGCACAGAAAAACTCTGATATTACTAAAACGGAGATAGAAGCTAAGTTAACTGGTAATATTGTTAGTCATTCTCATACTGTTACAAAATCAGATATAGGATTATCTAATGTTGATAATACTTCAGATTTAAATAAACCTATTTCAACGGCTGTACAGGCAGCTTTAGATGGTAAAGCTAATACTTCCCATACTCATAGTATAGATCAAGTAACGGGATTACAGACAGCCATAAACGGTAAATTTGATATTCCTACAGGAACTACTTCTCAATATTTGAGAGGTAACGGAACTGTTGATTCATTTCCTGTTGTAATGGGTGAATCAGAAATTAATACTGGTACATCTACTACAGGTAGATTAGTATCGGCACAAAGGCTAAACAACTGGTTAAATAGTAAGAATATACCTAAACAAGTAGTAGTTTCAGAACTTCCATCTTCACCAGATCCTGATACGTTTTATTTTATAACAGAATAATTATGATATATAAGGGAAATGAAAAGATAAAAAGTATTTACTATGGGAATCAGAAAATAAAAGAAGTGTATAAAGGGAATCAATTAGTTTACAGTGATGAATCTGTAGGTTATTGAATCCATAAAGACACAGGAGTTACAACTCCTATTGGACTAAATGAGCCGTTTATTTCTGGAACTACATTTAACAGACCGTCTTGGTATATTGATGCTTTAGAGATAGAAGTTCCAGAGGGAATAGCAGTATTAAATGGATCATTTAATGGTTGTGATAACTTAAAGATAATAAGATTACCATTAACAATTACAACTATTGGTGATCTTACATTTAATCAAACTCCATACTTGGAGGGATTATATATTAAAGCTACAGTTCCTCCATTTCTTAGTTCAAATTTAGGTGCTAATATAGGTCACATAGGAAATGTGAAGATATATGTACCTGCTACATCTGTAAACGCTTATAAAACTACTCCTGTATGGTCTAATTTTTCATCAATAATATTAAGTATGTAATATGAAAAAATTTAGTGACTTTATATGAAGTGATACCGCTAAACGGTTGAAGATAGATAATAATCCTACTGATCCGGTAATAATTCAGAATATAAATAAAACTCTCCAGTTTATTAATGAATTAGAAATAGACTTTAGAATAACATCTGGATATAGATGTCCAGAACTTAATAAAGCTGTTGGTGGTGTTGATAGTTCCCATCATTTATGAGGATATGCAGCAGATATAACATCTGATAATATTCAGGGATTATTATCTGAATTAAAAGAGAGGATAAACGAAATAGATCAACTAATCTATTATCCTAAACGTAATTTTATACACGTTTCTATTCACTCAAATAATAGAAAAAAATACTTTGAGAAATAATATTTAAAAGACTGGTAATTATTTATCAGTCTTTTTTTGTTGTATAATAATATAATTATATATTTGTAATTATAATTTTTAAAACAAAATATTATGGCTAAAAGAAATCGTTATTCAGAAGAAGAGAAAAAGCAACTTATTAAAGAACATAAGAATGATTACTTAAGTAGGAATAGAGCTAAAGTTAATGGTAAAAATGCTACTGAAGAATTATTTAATAAACTACCTTTAAAAGAACAATGGAGTAGAATATATCTTTTTATAAGACGAAATAAAACAGTCGTCAATAATGAGATTAATAATACACAAATTAAAGATCCATTGAAATCTATCAAATCAATTATTGATAATTTAGATCTTGAACAAATAAAAACGCTATTAGATGAATTTGATTCTTTGAGAAATTATGCTCAAATACATTTACAAAATCAAGTAGAGGTAGAAAAGAAAAAGGTGCAAAATCAGGTTAAAGATATACTTAAAAATCTCGATTTAGAAAAAGATGCTTTTCAAAAGATAGTGGATATAATTAATAAGAAATAATGACTTACATTGATGAAAACTGGGATTTTATGGGAAAGTAGTAATCCGGTAAAAGCCTTTGATTAATTCAGAGGCTTTTATATTTAATCAGAAACACTATGATTATAGGTGAAGATGGAACTGTAGATCTGGAAAACGGGGAATTTGATAATGTTTATATTGAGAATTTCATTTATAAACTAATACCATTTAATAGAGGTACAGCAGAAACTTGGGATTTTCCACAAGTGGAATCAATAATAATTCATTTTGAATATGCAGTTGTTGAGGGTAGAATTAAATTACCTATTTCTTATGAAGACTTTTCAAAGGATCAGGAACTAATAAAGCGGGTAGATAAATTCAATCTCGTTTATAAGAAAGACTATAAATTGAGATTAGAGCCTCTTTATTATCTTACTCTGTTTGTCTATAATCTTGCTACTAATGTTACTGTAGATAGTGTTTATATTGGTGAAAAACGATTGAATCAATTAGCAGAAGCATTAGAATTAACCGAAGAATCAGATTGTGAGATCACAATTAAATCAGGAAAAGGAAAAAAAAAGATTATTGATCGGGAATTGATAAACCTGATTTTTAATATTGATAAGATTAGGGAGAGTTTAACGGATGAAGATAGAAGAATGTTGCGTTCAAGTGATGTAGACCTAAAACGAAAGTCTGATAAATTCTCTTTTACAGATAGAGCAGCCGTTTTTGTGGGTTATCTGTTTGATTACTTTGATAAGGATAATCAATCAAAGGAACTTATTTCTTATTTGACTTATATATCAGAGATCGTAACAAACGATAGTATTATAGTAAGTAATGACTATATGAACATTCTTTTGAGGAACTATAAATCAATAAGAGAGAATGACAAAAAACAATTAAATCCGCTTTTATATGTCTGATTATCAAATAGTATAATTTTTGACTTAAAACTTATACCTGATAGGATTTTAGCCTTTACCATACCTTTGTATCAGATAAACGAAGTTGTTTATCGTAAAAAATATATTATGATTACAAAAAAATTTCTTCGCGAAAGCGAAAAAGTAGAACAGATTGAGTTCTACAAAGCTACTTATCTTAGTAGCAACAGAAGAAAAAAAGTTGATGGTAAACTTATTACCGAAGCACAGTTTGATGCACTACCATTAAAAGATCAATGGAGTATTATCTACATCAACTATGTTAGAAAAGGTGTAAGGACAACCAAAGACACTTTCAGAGTTGCTACGTTGAAGAACAATCTAAAGACTTTTAAAAGTAAGATGGATGATTTGGATGATAAGGACGTAAAAGAGATAATTAATCTATTTACGGAACTTACGGAGTATCACGAAAAGAAAGCTGAACGGACTTATCAGCAGAGATTACAAGCTGCTGAAGAGAGATTAAGAGCGCAAGAAGAAGCTGCTAAAAAGGCTTCTGAAGAGTTAGAGAAGTTACAAAAAGAAGGTAAAACTATTAATAACTAA